CGCACCACCTACTCCCTCGATCTCTCATTTGACCCTGATAACGAGCAGGCTATGGGGGTGCACAAGACGCTCTCCGAGCTCGACAACATCATCGTCAACACCGTTGCCAAGAACTCTAAGGAGTGGCTCGGTAAGGAGTTCAACGTCGCGGTTCTCAAGGAGGCTCTCTACAAGCCAATGGTTCGCCCAGGTAAGGAGCAGTACCCTTCTACCATGAAGCTGAAGATTACGACCAAGCCCGATGGCACCTTTGTCCCCGAGGCCTACACTATGAACCGTGAGCCTACGACGGTCGACGCCATCGAGAAGGGTCAGAAGGTTATGTGCATCATCGACCTCAGTAGCATCTGGTTCATCGATAACAAGTTCGGTGTGACCATGAGGCTCAACCAATGTCTCTTGGAGCAGTCTACGAAGCTCCCCTCCTTCGCCTTCCAAGGCCTCGACCTCCCAGGCCCCGAGGAGGAGGATGAGGAGGAGGAGGTTGACGAGGAGGTTGATGTCTAAGATCCCAAAAAATAAAAAAATCCAATCCCTATTGGTAAGAAGAAAAAAACTTCTTACGAATAAGTAAGAATGTCCAACATAGAGAAGAATCTCAAGAAGATTCTTAGAGGAAAAAAGGGGTGTTCACCCCAAAAGTATTTACCTTCAACAAAGAAAGTTGGATCTGGAGAGTATGGAAATGTATTCAAAGGGAATGTGAATGGGGATGGTAAGAGATATGTAGCCTATAAAGAAGTTAAGTTACCTGGAAATAATACAACCCTCGCTGAATTGCAGAACTATATCAAACAAAATCCAGCTCGAATGGAATACACAATTGCGAAAAAGTTGAAGGGCTTCGGTGTTCCAGAAAATTACATATACAAGACATGCAGTGATAAAGTCATCATCTATATGGAATACATCGATGGTGTAGAATTAAGAAAATGGTGGAATACCAACCCAACATTAGAACAACAAAAGTCTCTTATAGTTCAAATTATTTACAATCTCTACAGGATCCATAGAAAATATCCAAAATTCAGACACCACGATCTTCATGGAGGCAACATTTTGATAAAAAAGGTACCCGAAAAGAATATCAAAGTTGAGTTAAACAACAAAACGTATACAATTTCAAATGGTGGTATCGAGGCTGTGATGATTGATTTTGGATTTTCACTCTTCCCTCGTATAAAAAACCCTTTGATAAACGACAATTACTTTAAAAATATTGGAATTTCCAGAAACTCTCACAAACTATACGATATACACTTTTTCTTGAACAGTCTTTACGAAATGACCACGCAATCGAAAAACCCAGGGGTGAGGAATTTTATTAAGTCCCTCTTACCACCCATGTATTTGGGTCGCAAAAGCACGGTTATTAAAGACTATAGATTGATTGGCACCGACCGTAAAAATATCGCCCACACCTTTTACCTACCGGGGTTTGAAAATATTTTATCTAAACCCTTCCTCACTGGTGAAACCAAGGCTTTACCCCTACCAAAGCCACGAAAATTTGCGAAACCCCCCATAGCTCCGAAAAAGAAATCCAGTACACCAATCAATAAGGAGGCTGCATTTGCGAGGGCGGTGGCTGTTATGAAAAAACAACGGGAAGTTGCTCCTCCCAAGCTAATCCCCCGCAGACGGAGATGATTAAAGTACGATCTTGAATGTGCGCGTAGTGCCCTCATCAACCTGAGAAAGTATCTTAAACTTTGGGGTCTTGGTGAGCTTCACCCCATCCTTAGTGACGAATGACTTCATCCGTTCAACTTCACCACGGGGCATTTTCCTGGTGTACTTGAGTGTGACATTCTTAGTTCCAATAGTAAATTCAGTTGAAGACATTTTAATATTTACCTATAATAAAATATGATTGCTTTCATGATTCTATTGATTATTGTTATCATGATTCTCACGCGAACTGAACGGGCTCCACCAAAAGACGGTAAGAAATGGACGGTTTACGGGACCATGGGTTGTGGATGGACTCGTAAGCAGTTAGAATATATGAATAAGAAAAACATACCTCATACGTTTATCGATTGTGATGAAGAATCATGTGCTGGTATGGATGCGTTCCCGACACTCGTAGACCCCAGTGGTAAACAATTAGTTGGATACAATGAAGTTTAGAGGCCACGGATGACGGTCATGGAGATGGCGAGAATGAGGGCATCCGTCAAGTTCTTGATAGGCTTGAGGATAGAGATGTGCTTCACGAGCGACCTGTTCCACACGAGGCGGAGGATGAAGGTGCTGATGAGGATTGTGAGCACGAAGATGAGAATTTCAGAGAGAATGTCAGACTTACTTTCGGATTTGGAAACCTCCTTGATCATTTATTAGGGGTGGATATTTTTTTTCTATCCCTACTTCAAATGAAAGACCTCCCCCTGAGTGGGTCAGAAAGTAGGTTTACAAATAGAAGATGGGGGACAAGTACAGGTATAGGTAACAATAACTGCTATGCGTACGCTGTTGGTGACTATGAAGCCTATAGATGGCAGAAGTCTATACCAGGTGATAGATCTGGATTGTCAAATGGTAATCACAACTATACCCACTGTACAGGTCTCCCAAACCGCGTCATATCAGACAACCCCAAAAAGGTCTACAAGGTTGATGCGAATACAAAATGTAAAAAGGGCTACTTCAAGGTCATGATGTTTGTTTCCCCTGGGCGACCAACGAACTATATTCGTCAGGGTGACTTTCACTTTTACAAGCAACATGGTGTTGTAGAATACAAAGTGAAGCCTGGAGATACCATAAAATCGGTAGCTAAGTTCTTCAAGGTACCAGAGTCAAGGATAAAGAAGGCTGGAACCTTCAAAACTGGGAAACGTATTGTATTCAAAGCTAACGTATTCAGTCACAAGAGGGGGTGGGCTACGGGTCCACTTCTGACTGACGCTAAGGGGGGTATGATAAAAGATCCCCGTAAAGCTTCTAGGAACTACCCAGGTCTAAACTATGAGAAGTACTGTAGTTCATTCTGCGTCAAGAATTCCGGCATCAAAGTCGGAAAGACTCATCCCAAGGTCCGATAGAATACTATCTAAATCCATCAAATTTTCGACACCGTCGAAGGATAGATCGAAAAGATCCACAACCTCCATTGTAGTATTTTCATCCAATGACACAGTATTTGACACTGCTGTGTGATTGTTCTGTACTGTGACTGTAATTTTAAATTGCGAAGCATCAAAAACTTTTCTACATACGGGACAAGTATTTTTACCTTTATTTTTCCATTCCTGTAGACAGTGGGAATGAAACATATGTCCGCATCGAGTCGGTGGATTTGCCCGAGTCGACTTGACCTCATTTAGACATATGGAACATGTTGACATTCTATAGTACGGGTGTAAAGTTTTTTACCAAATTTAGCTCAGTTAGTAAATCTTGGAGGCGTTGACGAGTGGTTTATTGCAGTCATTGCAGTTGGTCTTCCCCTGCTCGTCTTGGATCTTAGAGAGCATCTCTGGTCCAGACTTTTGGAGCAGCTGACGGTACGAATAGTTGTCCTCGAAGGAAATGTTGTTCTGTTTCATCACGTAGTTGTTGAACAGTTGGGCTGACGTGTTTATGGTGAAGCATCGACCATCGGCCATGCCAAGTCGTTGAGACATCTTTTATTAAAATACACCTAGAAATTAATTTGTCTATTGGATATAGTTTTCATCCATGACTCAAAACCTCTCTCTTTCAAAACCTTCACAAAGGGATCACACCTGTACCCCAAAAATATATCAAATACATCCGTCTCTGTAGTTCGAGAAACCCTAATTCTGGGGTTCTCGTTGATGTGCTGATTAATTATATTGTACCCAAATGCAATTTCCTTTAGGGTCTCTGCCCCTGTGATTATAATCTTCCCTGTGCTGAATATACTGCAAGTAATCTCCTTCATATCATGGGCTGGTTTGAACTTAATCTTAACCGCCGAATATCTATCTGGTTCAAAAGACACCTTAAAAATGTCATTGTACCTCTCAAACCAATCTGAAACTTGCATCAGGTTAATGTTATAATTGAGACTGAAGTTTGAATTGATCATTACAACCCGGAAAGATTCCACTGGAGCTGTGTTGGTCATACCCAAAAAGTTTTTGAAAATGAAAATAAGTTGGGTGATGATGCGCTTACAATCGAAGAGATCACAACACCCCGCAACTTGGATACTTCCATTTGGGAACACCTTTACAGACTTCGTACTGTATGTATCGTGGTAGGTAAGTGTGACCTGATTGTAAAATGTAGTTGGCTTCAATTTCCATTCAAATCCATCCGTTTTTGATCCTTGTCGCCTCATCTTGTAGGAACCAATCCTCTCAAAAGTGGTCCGTAATCTGTCGATATCAATTTCTTGGACAAAGCTCGAGACCATCGTAATTGTGGTAATCTTTATCCACGATGGTTTAAACTCCTCGGGTAACTGATTACGGAAATCATTTATAGTGAGGAGGTAAGAAAAACTGTTATTAGCGATTGAAGAGTACATACTTTTCACGTGGACAGGAGCCACTTAGGTGTTTAAAGAAACAAAACGTCTTTAAATCAAATGACCTCCTTTTTTAAGTCTGCTCGACATATTCATGACGTGGAGTCTGATCTTTCATACGTTGAGATTGAATACGAACGCTATGTTAGAAGTGTAGGGCGATATGCGACTTTTACAGATTACATCAACACGGAGCCCCTCGCTGATTGGGTATATTTAGAGTCAAACACACAATCTATTCAATACGAAAAATTCCTCGACGCCATGGTGAAAAAAACGTTGGAGGTGAGGCAGCGGATGTGTGAAGTTCTACTTGAAAATACATTGGCATACGAGCGGATAGATAACGTTTATCTTCGCCTCTTACACGCAAGTAAAATTTTAGATCCTACATTTCAACCACCTCGTATAAATAAGGAGAGTGCTTGGCAAGTGGAGTTCATGAAGAAATTCTGTAACGAATCCATACAGGATATCATACAGGGATGTACAAATATGTCACGTCTGTCATATTTCTTTAACGTTTTGCGTACAATAGACCTAAATACACCATTATGATTATACATAAAATCATACCAATCATTGGTGCGGTAGGTTCACCGATACCGACGATGGGTGTGGGAGCACTCTTGATTTTCTTGGGTGCAACCCCACAATCTATGTTCCTACGGGGGTGGATATTATCGAAAGTGGCTCGAGAACCACCCTCCTTCTCAGTGCTACACAGACCATATTCACAGAAAACACTGCCAGATGCCTCGACCTTTTTAACCGGACGAACTTCCTGAAAATCTTCAAAATCACCTGTCTGTCTCACACCTCCTGGAAGGGAGAAATCGCGAGAGACAAATGGGTTCACGTCGTCAATTGTATCTTGGTCACTGAGCATAAACTCACTCATTATTAGTATTACTTCAGATTATATTTTTTGTCTGTCATTTTATGTTTGTGTTCATTCCACATTTCATCGAGGTCCACGTTTAGCATATGGGCTAGTTGAAACAGGTAACTAAACACATCCCCCATCTCCATCATGACATCCGTTCCCCTCTCCTTTTTCAAATTCATCTTCTTGAAGACCTTTTTGTGCTGACGGATAGCTGATGCTAATTCTCCAAACTCTTCTGTGAGAAGAAGCCATACAGTATCAATAGCTGCCCGATCCCAGCCCTTCGATTTACATACTTTTTCAGTTTCTAGTTTATAGTAATTGAGACTCATCACTTATTTTACTTGAGGCTCCAATCTTTAATTGATTCCAATTTTGTTATTGAAATCTATCTTTTTCCCAACTGTACTCGTGTTTAGTGGTTGATCTAGGGGCATACTAATAGTATCAATGTCATTGGCATATGCAATGTATTGGGAAACACCAGTTTGAATTTGGGATATCGCCATATCGATGACCCGCATGTTCATGGCCTTAACCTGTTCCTTCACCTTGGTGTGGTGATCCCCAGAGTTGTTTATGAAAACGACCCTCATGATACCATACAGGTCATCTGGGTTTTGGTAATCGATAGAAATGCCAGTCTTGTTTTTGAACGCCTGGCGAATCCCACGCTGGAGAATATTTCTATTGAAATCCGAAAAGAATAGAGTATTCAGTGGAGTCTCACACTGCTTGATGGATTCGAGAATCCCCATTTAATATAACACCCGAAAAAAAATTATCCGTAGATACTAAATGTTAGACTACGCTGACTTCAATGAAGTCTACGCCAACAAACCCCAAAATGTTGAGAAAATTCCAT